AAGGTGTGGCGGAAGGCAAGAAGAAAGCAGACACATATCACATAGTGAACAAAGATGGTAAGCCAGCAAACCTAGCCAGTTATGCTGATAAAGAAAGTGCTGTCAAAGACCGAGATGCCAAACATAAAGATGCCGAAGTTAGACAAGTTGGCCCAAGAGGTAAGGTCAAAGCTGTGGCGGAAGAGTGGAGTCAAAAGTATAAGAGCAGTATCAATTGTAGCCATCCTAAAGGCTTCTCACAAAAGGCTCACTGTGCTGGTAAGAAGAAGCACACGGAAAGTATGATGACCATGGAAGCGACTTGTCCAGATTGCGGCATGTGTCAAACACACGGCAGTCTTGATGAGATCAAGAAAGGTGCTAAAGATTCAAATGGGTTTACCAAATGCTGGCCAGGACATCATGCTGCTGGTACCAAAAAAGGTAAAAATGGCGGGCAAGTTCGTAACTGTGTGCCCAATGAAGGTGTCGTGGAAGGCCTGCTTGATTATACAAGAAGACAACAATTAATTCAGTACTTGGCAAAGAAACTGGATTGGGAAGTGAATTATTTGGAACTTGCCAGTGATCCTGAACTTATCAAATGGTATAAAGCTGCACAAGCAGGCAAAGATCCAATGAAAGCAGAACATGCAGATCACTATATCGAATCGCTATGCACACAACTATCAGAAAAAATTCATGCCAATGCTCCAGTTAGCGCATATATTGATGATTTCATGAAGGCAGCAAAGACTCCAAATGCCAAAGGTCATCATCAGTTTAAAAATAAAAGTGCAGAAAAAATAAGACAAATGGCTGTAGCAGCCAGTTATAGTGCCAAAAATCCCAGCAAAAAGAAAAAATGAGATTACTAGAGTTCTCAGATAGTGATTATGAAATTCATAATCGAACCAAACTGGATCAAATTCTAGTTGAACTCTGTCACCAAATTATCAAAGGAAAACAGCATGATCCTATAAAATATGGGATGGTTGCGGCCTGTGTCTTAGACCCCAAAAACCGCACTGTATTCGGCATTAACGAGGCAGCCGAAAATAATAAAAGACGCCACGCAGAGAGAGTTGCCATGGATCGATATGTTGAACAACATGGAGAAATTCCCAAAGGCAGTATTATCATAACCACATTAAGTCCGTGTAATGAATACAACACACATATGGCCGACGAACGTTATGGAGAAAGTTGCACTGATATCATCAACAACAGCATGGTCAGAAAAGTATACTGCGGATACCAAGACCCCAGTCAGGACAACGAGCATAATGAATACACTTTGGAACAAACCAGTAATAGTGATGTTAAAGAACTTTGTAAAAAATTTGCTGATACATTTTTGGATAATGCACACAAAAACTTATCAGAAAACACTGCGGCAGGTATCACCAAGGCGTTCAACAACCTAGGCGATCCTGTGTTTGCCAATCTGCAACGTGTGGCATTGTTGGCTATGCAAGGTAGACAAAGCGAAGCCGCTGGTCGACTGCAAACAGTTATCAAGGATGCTGATCCTGCTGTGCAGAAGAAAATTACGGATGCTGTGAACAACATCAAGCCTGTGACCATAAACGGTCGTGTGGCAGATTCCAGCACACTAGACAAAAGCAAACAGCACAATGACTGGATCATAAACACATTCATTCCATGGGTGCAATCTTTATTGGGTCAGCAAGGTGTAGCGGAAGATAGGTTAGGGGGTTTATCACACAGTCAACTCACCGCGCGGCATGTGCGGCAAACTCTCAATGCCTGGATGGAGCAAGATCAACAATTCAAAGATCCCACTCAACGAGAAGGATTCCAAGCCAAAGTATGGCCTTACATACAAAAGAACATACGAACTATACTTGCAGACAAAGGCAAGAAAGGCAACGGAGATTATCCAGCGGCACCTTATGCGGCTTGGCTCCTGGTGCAACACATGGATGCTTATCCACAAAATCAAGGAGAATTCTTACAACAACTGGCTCAATCAGGACTCAACCCTGGTGGTAAACTGCAATTCTTAAAAGACAGGTATGAGGTAAACAAGTGGATATTACAAAATGCCAATAATGAAGAATATTTTATAAACAACAAACCATTACCCAATCCCACAGTAAATGTGCGTAATCCTGCTATGTTCAAAGATGCTGGCATAGTGGCCACAAGTAGAAAAGACGCATTAGACAATGCCATTGCCGCCGGAAACAAATTATTAGTAGCCGCAGTCCAAGCAACTGATGCAAAAACACAACCAAGTTATAAGCAAGGTGTGGCGGAAGGCTCTGAGAACTTCAATGGCATAGACATTGACATGGACATAGAAGGTGACGAAATCATGGTACGAGCAATGGCCAATGGTCGTGAACTGGGTCATGTGTTGTTTGTGGAAGACGGAGAATATTTGATGCCACAGGACCTAGAAGTGGATGAACGCTTTCAAGGGCAAGGCATAGCGGCCACTATGTACGACTATGTCAAAAGCAAGGGTTACAAGATACGCCGCAGTGGTCAGCAAACTGATGCTGGTACCGGCTTCTGGGACAAACACAAAGGTCAGGGACAAAATGTTTGGGAAGATGTTCCGCAACCTGGCCCAAGTTCTGGTGCTCCTAAACAGTTTGGACCAGATGCAAAGATACAAACCAAACAGATGACTGTGAAAGAAATCATAGCATCTATACCTGGACTGCCCTATTACAACAATGTTATTGACGACTGGGACGCTAAAGACCACAGTTGGGGTGTTACTCAGAAGGTAATAGAGTATGCTACATACTTGAAAGAGCATCCAGAAAGTCTAGCAAAGTTGCCACCTATACTGGTACTGAATGGCAAATTTGAAGATGGCGCACACCGAGTGTCTGCCATATGGCTGCTACAACAAAGAATGGATCGCAAGAATCCGCTGTGGGTCAATGCCAAATTAAATGTTCAATTCATTGAAACAGTAACAGAAAACTTTCACGATGGCAAGAATCCTGGACGCAAAGGTCTAGCCAAACGCTCAGGAGTAAATACCAAAGCGTCAGTGAGTAGTCTACGCAACACAGCCAAACACTCCTCAGGTGAAAAGCAACGCATGGCCCACTGGCTGGCCAACATGAAAGCTGGAAGAGCAAAAAAATAATCAATAATTGTTGACTTATACTGATAAATCCTTTATTATAAGTGATAAAGGAGATAGATATGAGTAAAGCATTTGGTGCTCCCGAACAAGCAAAGATCAAACAGATTGTGGCCGAAGGCGTCACAGTCATGCAGGAAATTCAGGATCTTACTGAAGGTTTGAACGAAACTATTAAAGCAGTGGCTGAAGAATTAGAAGTCAAACCCAGCGTAATCAAAAAAGCTATTCGAATTGCACAAAAAGATCAGTGGGATCAGGTATTTCGAGAGTTTGATGATCTTGAAACTATTGTAGATATTAGTGGCCATGCTCACATGAGAAAAGACGAACAATGAATATATTTTTTAACGCAGCCAATGATGTGTATCAGTGGATCAAAGATGACTACAAAACATATCCTTTTAGATTCCTTATTGAATTCATAGCATGGGCGATTTCCATTGGTTGTGCAATAACTATGGCAGTCACTGTGCCTAATCCACCATTATTAACTTTGTATCCAATTTGGATTGTTGGATGCACATTGTATGCGTGGGCTGCCTATACTCGAAAAAGTTTTGGTATGCTGGCCAATTATACCTTAATTGTTTTTATAGATAGTACTGGTTTAATTAGGATGTTGATATCTTGAAACAAATGGAACCCACAGTTGAACCAATTTGGTTACCAAATTTTCCTTTATGGCAAACTAAACTATCTGACGAAATACTGGGACCAATAAAATTGGAAATAGATCAAATCAAATCCAATTTTAGTAGTGCAATATCTCACAATAACTATTTGGTGGGAAATTTAGATCATTCATATGAACTAATCATCAGTAAGCAACAAATTGAAAAACTAGTGCTTCCAATGTGTTTGAAATACATACGTACATATAATTATGAAAATTTAGCTAGAAACTTAAATTTTGAATTAGAATTAAGCAAGGTATGGGTAAATTTTCAACAACGTTATGAATTCAACCCTTGTCATTCCCATAGTGGCGATTTTAGTTTTATAATATGGATTGATATTCCCTTCAGCATGGGGGACGAGTATGCTGTTGCACCAGGTTCAAAATCTGCTGGCCTTGTACCAGGACATGTGTGCTTTTATTTAACAAATACTTTGGGATCTATATTGCCATACGATTTTCCAGCCGATAAAACTTTTAACAATAACATGTTGTTGTTCCCGGCATCTTTTATGCATTCTGTAAATCCTTTTTATAGCACTGATAGTTATAGAATTTCAGTGTCTGGAAATATAGAAATTATAACTACAATTTCATAAATAACTATGAGCAAGGTTGTATCAGCCATAAATGATAATCAAGGTATTTGGGAACCACAAATCCCATAAAGGAAAAGAATAAATGAGTTATTGCGATGCTATCTGGAACCGTGAAACAGACATAGTCAATGTTGTTGAACGAGATCCTGTCAAGGGTAGAGTTTACAAAGAATATCCTGCCCATTATCTATTTTATTACCCAGACCCTAAAGGAAAATACAAAAGTATCTTTGGGGAAAATCTTACCAAAGTATCAGCGAGAAGTTTTAAAGATTACATCAAAGAACAAAGAATACATAGTAATCATAAGCTGTATGAAAGTGACATCAATCCTGTATTTAGGTGTCTAGAGGAAAATTATCTTGGCAAAGATACTCCCAATTTAAATGTAGCATTTTTTGACATTGAGGTGGACTTTGATCCAGAGCGTGGCTACGCAAGTCCTGATGATGCATTTATGCCAATCACTGCCATATCAGTACATCTGCAATGGTTAGATACTTTGGTGTGTTTGGCTATACCGCCAAAGACACTGACCATGGGGCAAGCACAAGAACAGATTAAAGAATTTCCCAACACTATATTGTTTGAAACAGAACATGAAATGTTAGACACATTTCTTAATTTAATTGAAGATGCAGATGTGTTAAGTGGATGGAATAGTGAGGGTTTCGATATTCCGTATACTGTAAATAGAGTTATCAAAGTGTTAAGTAAAGAAGATACACGCAGATTTTGTTTATGGAATCAATATCCTAAAAAAAGAGAATACGAAAAATACGGAAAGAAAGCAGTCACTTATGATTTGATTGGTCGCGTACACTTGGATAGCCTTGAACTATATAGAAAATATACTTACGAAGAACGTCATACCTATCGACTAGATGCAATTGGCGAGATGGAAATTGGTGAAAACAAAACAGTGTATGAAGGAACGTTAGATCAGTTATATAATAATGATTTTAAAAAGTTCATTGAGTATAACAGACAAGATACTGCATTGTTGAATAAGTTAGATAAAAAATTAAAATTTATCAGTTTAGCCAATACTGTAGCCCATGAAAATACGGTATTGTTACAAACTACTATGGGGGCTGTGGCTGTTACTGAACAGGCCATTGTTAATGAAGCTCACCATCGAGGCATGATGGTGCCCAGTCGTCCTAAAAGAGATCCTAATGCCAATAATCAAGCCGCAGGTGCCTATGTTGCTGTTCCTAAAAAAGGACTTCATGATTGGATTGGTAGTATGGACATTAACAGTTTGTATCCCAGTGTAATTCGTGCATTGAATATGGGCCCAGAAACTATTGTTGGTCAATTACGTCAAGATTATACTCGAGAAGAAATTGAAACCAAAATGGCTAAAAACGGTGGAAAGTTTGCTGAAGCATGGGAGGGTAAATTTGGTAGTAACGAATATGAATTTGTCATGAATCAGGATCGAGTCAATGACATTATTATTGATTGGGAAGACGGACGTACTGATGTAATGAGTGGTGCTCAAATTTACGAATTAATTTTTGAAAGTAATAATCCATGGATGATCAGTGCTAATGGTACTATTTTTACTTACGAGAAGGAAGGTATTA